GTGACATTTTCGATATTGTGGTGGAAAACAGCCAAGACGACCTTGAAGTAATCAAGGGTTTCATGCTCACATGTGGGCAAACCGTCGCCCCCGAAGTCGCCGAAGCGTGGTGGCGCGGGCTCCGCGGGGTTGACCGGTGGGAAGGCGGTGTTTTCATCACCCAGGGCAAACTGTCCCTGTCAGTGAATGCGCTATACGACTTCCCGTGGGGTTCCACGAATGTCAACAATCACCCGGTTGTGATTGAAGCCACACTACGGGAAGAAAACCCCAGCGAAATTGTTGTGCTAGGATCAATCCTACTGAATGACCAGCGCGACATGGACACGATCGAATGGCTGTTCGATGGTTTGGACTGGAACCCCCGGTCACAGCTCAAGTTTATTCGCCAATCCGCCCGCAATGCCCGCATCGAATACGTGTGCGAAACCCTGAACCTTTGGCAGGTGGACGCACGCTGGGAAAAACAAACCCTCGGGGAAAAAGCCCGCGCACACTACCGCCGGGCCTACCTAGCCAAAAAAGGGGAGCTCACGGAGCTGTTGGAAAATGATGTGATGTAAAACACGGCGTGGGGGTTTGACGCCGGGGCAAGCCACACTGTATAATAGGGGCATAGGGTAAAACAGAAAAGACCAACCAAAAGGGTGGCGCCCTACAGGTTCAAGGAGGACCATCATGCAAGCACAATACCAAAACCAGGCACCCGCCACCATCGAAAGCCTGATCCGTGAAGTTTTTGAGGGCGAGGACTTCTACAGCTTTGAGGTCATGTATGAAGATTCCTCCGCTGTTGATGTTTCCGGCTATGGGGTTTTCGATAAAGAAATTGGTGAGGGGCTGTCTGCCCATGTGGCGTTCGAGACAGGCCTTGACTACACCGATGGTCCCGATGAATTGACTGGCCGTTTCTCCCTCGGCATTGAGGGGCCACGCTTCGCCTACGTACATTATGAGTGGTTCGTGTCCACCGCGCCGGGCGATGAGGAAATGCAAGATTTGATGCGCTTGTTCCCGAAGGCTGAGGAATGCCTGAAAATCGCCGCAGCCCAGGTGCACAGCGCCATTCTGGAGTGCCCGGAAGATTACACCGATGAAGATGCTGCCCGCGCGAAAATGATGCTGGAAGCCCTCGATCCCGACGGCACACTCGACTACTAAAAACAATTTTCGGAACGGGGGTGGCCACTGGTTGCCCCCGAACCGGAAAAGTGAGGATAACATTATGGTTACAATACCAGAAATTGAGCGGCGCCTAGCTGATTATGTGATCCGTGACCCACGGCAGTTCATGCCTTCGGATTATGATTTGCGCGGTGTTGCGGAAATGATTGCCGACACAAGCCTTGAAAACGGCGACCGCCATGACCCCGCCTGGGTGAAAGCGGTGAAACCCCTGCTCCAATCACATTTTGCCAAGATTAACATTTTTGATTTGGATTGGGAGCCTGTTCAGCACGGCGATGATGTGATGCTGGTTGCGGTTTTCCACAGCCTGTGGGGCGATCAGGATATCGTGGTTGACCGGTGGGGTGATATCCATACCCGTATCGGTGCCGATTTTAAGCCCAGCCGTCTGACCTGGCATGAGGAATACTATTCCCATGGTGACCATTTCGATAAGATTCTTGTCACATCGTGGAGGTTCATGGTTGACCGGTTGCGTGACCGGTTTGAGGAATATATTAAGAATAATATTGGTGTAGGTGCATAAAATGCCGAATATTGAAGAGTGGTTCCCGCTACCGGAAAAGTGGTTTGATGATCCCGATGATTTGGTGGAGGAACAAATCCGCCCTATCATTGGTGATGATGTAAAATACATCTCCAAAAATGCTTTGAACACGCATTTGGGGGCCAAGGAAATTGTTGGTGATGGTGTTTACGCAGGCCTGAAGGAAGGCGTGCGTGTCGATCATCGCAAATTTTTACAAATGCTCGATGCTTGCGATATCCGTAATCTGCATCTCCCTATCAATGGTGATGTTGATATCCATGAATATAATCGAACATTTTATGCGGATAATGAAAATGTTTATGACGCGTTGGCGACCAGTTTCTATGAGTTGGAATGGCCTGACGCGTCGACGGTGTGGGTGACCATGAGCTACGACACGGGCACGGGGGAATCACGGTTCCTGCTGTCGGGTGACCGGTTCGGGCTGGGGGATAGCCGGGTGCATGACATGCGGCTGGATACCGCCCGCCATGGCAATCATGCGGTTTTGTTAGATAAGATTTTCCCAGGCTGGCGTAAACGCTTGTTCGATCCGTTTGTTGAGGGCTGGGAGAAGCAGATTATGGATTGGCGTGCCGAAGACGCGGCTGAGGAAGGGGAAGAAGTTTAACGGTTAGCCCCCGTGCGGGGGTGGGGTTTGGGGCCAGGGCGGGCAACACTATGCGGGGGTAACATTTTCAGAAAGGAAGAATCGTGGCAGTTGTCACAATCAATTTCCCAGACCGGGGGCTTTTGGGTATCCACGGTGTCCCAGCGCCATGCGGCCGGGTATGTTTTCGTGGTGGCGAGGTTCCGCACGGCGCTAAGCTTGACGCCGCCTACACGGTGGCCGTTAATCATGATGGTAATTCGTATCGCATGTACTGCCATTTTGGTGTGGAATATCTTGCCAATCGGCGCAGGTTGGTGTATTATTTTCAGAATGAAGGCTTGCCCCAAGCCAAGCTTTACGATCTGGGGTGCGAGTCTGATGGTATTGCCGCATCCATTGCGCTGTTGGGTGCAAAATGCCTACAGTTTGCGGGGGTCAAATGTGACCCTTGCGAGCGGCCGGAGTGGGAGAAGGTTAGCGAAAGGGCATATCGGCTTCGCCTGAATCCTCAGGAAAAGCTTGGGCACTTATTTGTGCACATCATCCTATCTGGCATGGGGCGGCTGTCGAGTGTGAAGCTGTATGAGGCTATCACTAGTGATGATAATGATTACCGCATTTTAGGCTCGGGCCAATTCGATCCTTTCCTCACCGCGGTGCTGGGTGCGGATTATTGGAATGAGTTGACCAAGCTTGTTTCCTTAGGCGTTTTTAAGGGAAGTGAAGATGATTAACATCAGGAAGCGCCGGGCGTCAGACCTGGAATTTTATGTGAACACTTTCATATTCGCCGTGGAAGGGCACCTGGAAAAGAGGGACTACAATGATGCGACTAACTATTTGCGAACGTTGGGGGATTGGGGTGAGGATATTATCCACAACCAGCGGCTTATGCACGATTTTGCTTGCGATCAGTTGGCCCCGCTGCTAGCGGTTGCGGTTGAGCAAAAACCATTTCTCGACATGCTGGGGTGGCTGTCTCTAGAGCGTGCCGCAATCAGCAAAATGTATTCCTGGATTATTGAAACCGTGCAAAAGTATTGCAAAAAATATGGGCTTGATTACAAAAAACTGCTAGCCGAAGTCAGCAGGCAAGTCCCGCTAGGCGATGATGGATTCACCGCCCCTGGCTACCATATCACCAAACGCAAGGACAAACCCAGCCGGGAACGGTGGCGGGGTGAGAAAGGCGAAATTTTGGGTGGCGCATTTTTCTTAGACAATCCTAAGATCAACTTTAAGGACTGTGATTATTGCGGGGTGCGGAATGTCCGTCTCTGAGATTGTTGCACTGGTTTGCGGAAAACCCTACAAGGACGGCTTAGGGAGGGATTGTGAAGTATTCGTTATTAAATCACGAAAGCCGGGCGGCTTGGTTAAAGCTAAGAAAATCATACTTGACCGCCAGTGAAATGGGCAAGCTTGGCCCCAAGGCCGTCAAGTCCATGGTGAACCTTGGTGAAGAAAAATGGGGTGACGCACCCCCCTTCCGGGGGAATGAGTACACGGAGTGGGGCAACATCAGGGAGCCGGTTATTGTGGAGAAACTATTAGGGGCGTGGATACCGGTTGAGCATAACACAAACCTTTTAGTTTCCACAACCCACCCGCTGTTTGCTGCCACCCCTGATGGTTTAATCCCCGGTAAGAATGCTACGGTGCAGATTAAAACCGCTGGTACGAAGCGTTTCTTTGATGATGTGGCGCACATGCCGAAAAATTATATGCGTCAGTGTCAATGGGAAATGCTTATTACCGATGCGGAAAAGTGTTTGTTCGTGGTTGAGGAAAGGTTGGAGTCGTTCGATGGTTTCCACCCCGGTAGGATCACAACTATGACCGTGCCCCGTGATGATAAGCTTATCGACAGCCTGGTGAAAACGGGCATGCGGTTTGTGAACCTGGTCCTTGACGGCACCATCAACCACCCCCATGATGAGGCGTTTAGGAGGTTCAAAGCGGAAGCCGAGTTTTTCTATAAGTGAGGCATGAAAAATAGCCCCCGGTGTTAAAAGCCGGGGGTGTTTTTATATGCACCAATAATGTCACTGTGATGTTATTGGTCGGCGTCTAGGGTGCTGTTGATTTGGCGAAGCTGTTTGACCTGTACGTTTATCAGCTCATCGTCAGGTATATGATGCTCCCTGTGTATACTCAGCAGCCTGTCTATCACGCTTATAGCGCGCTCTAGTGCCCTGTGCAAGCGTGACGCTATATCTTCGATAGCGTGCCTTCGGTCGCGTTCCTCATCAATGCGTTTCTCCAATATGTTTACCTGGTCTGATAGGCTGGTGATTCGCTGGTCCATGCGTTCGATTTCGCTTTTCCTAAGGTTCTGGTTATCGGTTTTAGCTTTCATCCATGCTGCTATTAGTGCGGTGACTGCGGTGGCTAGGGCTGCGCTTAACGCCGTCAGTTCGGCTATCATATGTTCTACCTTTCGGGTATTATGAAAAGCCCCAACCCGTATAGGCTGGGGCAATCATCACTGCTCAAACATTACTTTTCCGGTGCGTCAATCACCGCGGGGGCAACAACCCGGTTATGGGACTTGCCCGCTTCGGTGTCGTCAATGATATTGAACAGCTCATCATTGATTTTGTCCACCACACTATCAGTCACACCGTTAGGGGTGCGGGACACACCCAACACTGTGAGAACACTTAAGATGATCGGGACGATCTGCTCAGTGTAAGCGGGCAGGTTAGTGTGGTGTGCAAACACACCGGTCAACACTACCGCCACAATCAGCAGTGCGCTACCGAAAGCCGCGGTCACGGTGTTGGCCTTGCGCTTGCTGAGAGACTGCTTAGCGGCAATATTCCGCAGGGCCTGGTTGAGCACATCTGCGGTTTGATTATTGAAAGCCATACGCTTTCCCCTTTCCTTTACCGAATCCGGTTGATAAGATTTTGCAGAAGATCATTCTGCTTTTCCGTAAGCTCGATCAATTTATCCAGCTTATCCCCATTACGCTGGGCTGCATCCATGCCCATATAGGCGTGCGCGTTCGTGTTGATAATAAAATCACGAAGCGTGCCCTCCCAGGTGCTGCCAGGCACCCGGGACTTAAAGCGTGCGTCTAAAACACCCATAAGCTCCCCTTTCCCAAAAGGTGGGTTATCAATATATTTCTGAACATTTGCACGGAACTCGTCCATGTCCATCATGTGGCCTGGGACACCATCGCCCGCGCCGGGGTCCCACTTGCCCTGCGCATAATATGAGTATTCCCAGTGTGCTATGCACCGGCTGGAATCCAAACCCAAATACCACAGCAATGCCGCTACAATCCTATGGTATGTGTCCAGCATATTATCCGGCCACGGTGAAACCCCGTCCGACTGGGGTTCAATACCGATCATATATGGGTTAGCGTTATCGGTCGGCAAGCCGGGGTACGATCCCCGACCCAAATGCCAGGCCACACCAGCCCCACAAATCGTGGCGGTATAGGGGGGTGTGCGGCTTAAATGAATCTGAGAAGAAAGCCCATTCTCCAAGCCTGGGTTACGCGCAATATATTCCGCCGAAGTATTATTAGCACCCGTGTGGTGCACCGCCACACCCCAAATCTTCGTGAAGTCACCCATGCCCCACTCACGCCAACCATCAAGTTCTTGCACGTCAACGCCGAAAGCGCGTAAAACTTCGGGCATGAACAGGGGGTCACCGTAGTGGTTGGGGTTGGGTTGTATCGGCATAATATCAGTGCTGGTGTCCTCTGGCATTTCTTCGGTCATGGGTTGCGTCAGTTGCGTGTGCGGTGTCCCGGTGGCGCCAGTTTGCCCCCACTCGTGCCATAGGATTTCATTAACATCACACTGTACGCCACCCACTGTTACGGTCCCGATTTTTTGGAACAGGACGGCTTCCTGGGCTAGCTCGCCACCACTCCATGCCGCGGTCTGCCAAGCCAAGAAATGGCCCTCGCCACAATCCGCGATCACACCATCCTCAACAGCCCAGGATATTACACGGGAATGCCCATATATTCCGGTGCGCCCGACACCCAAAATTTCGTTCACGCCACGGAAGTATTCGGCACCAAAACTATTCCACTCGCTGAGAGAAATATTATAATCCACGGCGAAGAAGCAAGCCGCATCACCGCGCCCTAGGCTTTGCAAATGCTGCAAAACCGCGGTAGCATCCGACACCCCACCAGCGTAGCCGCGCTTGATATCCGAGTCGTGTTCTTTCCCGTACTGATACACGAAAGCTATTGACAAGCCGTTACGGTAGAAGTCGTCAAGCTCCCCCTTACCAATCGGCTTGCCCCGCATCCACGCTTCCCGTGGTTGGGATACGTACCGCACCGCACCCACATGACCAGCGTTTTTAACATCGGCGGCGCTTGGAACACCAGCCGAATAATCAATAATTGTTGACAATCACATCACCCCTAATCAGTCATCTGTCGCCTTAAAAAATAGGTAGCACCTACCATTCTTAATGTTGTGGGGGTCGCCAGTCCACCCGGTGGCAAAACAAGTCCAAAATTCATCAGACCGTAGCGAAAGCCCCCGGTCGGTGTAGGTTTCCCCCGTGTCAGCATCCTGTAGCACCACAATCATCCTGCCCCACGGGTGTTTTTTCTTAGCTTTGCAATCCACAGTGAGTGTCGGCTGGTCATCAATTTTGCCGTTGGGGTCGATAACCACCTCATATTTTGTGTCCATTGACCCCATATTGGGGTGCTTGAATTCAAAATCGTACACCAGGTCAACCCCAAATTTTGATTTCATGTACGCTTCCAGGGCGATGAGGTTGGCCCCCGCGCGTTTCCGCTCGTCAATGATTCGCAGCCACGTGTCCGATTGGTGTTTCAGCAGCTTCTCGTTGCGGTTAAGAATGTCCTTAGAAATTTTAATCTTTCGCACTATACCCGTGGGGGTGGCCACAAACTCGATACCGGACACTTTTGCCTCACGAAACATCCCAGGCCCCACCATCACATCAACCACATCACCAGGGGAAACGTCGGCAGCGGTACCCACTTCTAGACCTTCAATATCCCGGGTGAAAGTAGTGGTCATCTCATTAGCTTTCTCCGCCCCATCAACCACCTGCGCAATATCCGTTATCCCCGCCGGAATATTAATGCTAATATCCGACTTAAGGAAAGCCTGAATAAACAAGCCGTTGCCCAAATCATTCTTAAGCGCATACACATAGACGGAACGTTTCCGCTGGTCCTCCGATAATGAAGCGCCATCGGGGTAGGTGACCGACCATGCGCCATACAGGCGTGTAGCCGTGGGGTAGGTGACAACAAACTCCATACTATTAGGTGTAACAATTTTATTCACCTTAGGCATTCTCGGCATCCTTCCCCTGTGAAACAAAAATGTATGGCACCGGGAAAACCGTTCCCACCTGCGTCCTGCCCCACACGCTAGCGTCCAGTGTTTCGCACGGGTATGCTACCCTTAGAAACAGGCTAATGTTAGCAAACTCCAGGACGTCTTTGATAGTGTTAGCCATTGTATCCTCCGCCAGGGTGACGGTGATCTCGGGGGAGTCCAACCCGGTTTCCACCCTTCGGCAAAGGAATGGCGGCCCGGTATACCCCTCGGTCCGGTAGATGAGAGAAGCGTTTTCCTGAATCAATTTAGCGATCGTCTCATCGGCCTTACCTATCACGGTAAACCCGTCCACCTGGTTACCCGCCCTAAAAAGTTTCAGAGTGTACTCGCGGGGGGATTTCAGTGTGTTAATGTTGTCTTTAATCTTTTCGTTCTTAGTCTCTGACCAGGCTTTACGGTCCGAAACGGCGGGCATTTCACCCAACACATCCAAGTACTCCAGGGCCTCAATCGTAACCGAATCAAACCGGCTGTTTCGGGTAGTGAACTTCGCCATTTTAATCTTCCCGAACCAGCGCACATCCCCCGCATCAATAAGCAGCATCTTTAAATCATCGTGCATTAACGCACCCAAAATTCGGATATCATGCTCAGTGCCTGGCGGGGGTGCGAACACTCCGGCTTGCGAATACTCCACATCAAGCCCCACCCGCACACTCGCAGTGCCCGGCTGGTTGTGCTGAAAATTATAGGAAAGGTCACTATAATTATCCAGCTCGACTATGGGCTGGCCGCTGCCGTTGCATATGCAAACATACACGCCGCGTTGCTTAATCACGTTGGCGCGCAGGTTAAACCATTTTTTCCACGCCCCCGTGGTGTTCATTGTGTCAAGTATACCAGGCATTTTCTTAGCTTTCGTCCCCGCCCCATGGTACTAGGTGGCGTTCCTCATAGTCAATCCTATAATCGAAATTGCTTGTGAAACGCACCACATCACCAGCCGGGGACTGCAAATGTACATAATCCTGTGGTTTCAGCTGGTCAGTGAGGGATTTAACCACCTTACTATCGCCGGTGCGACGGACTACGGGGGCCTCGCCAAGATCAAAATTGATGTAAACAAGCCCCTCAAAGTCGCCCGCTTCTAAGTTTAGGTTAAGAAAATCCAGGCCTGTGCCCCGCCACACACCCTTAAAGCTGGTGGTCTCATTCCGCTTAAACCTGAGAGTCACCTTAAAACCGGAAGGAATGTTTGACTTGCGCTGGAAACTTGCCACCTGCACCCCATTTTGCAATTCGGGATAAACACTTTTGGCCTGGAACCAAAACCCGTCATCGCAGATCACGGGCACAACAACCTTGATGTTATCCTGGTCAAAATCTTGCGGGTCGGGGTTCGGCCACGCTAGTGAACGGGTGGTGCGCAAACGCGCGCTGTAGGTTGCATTGTAGAACTTGTCCTGGCCTTGCCCGTAGGAGGTGAATGGCGCGTTATGCACGTTGAAAATGAAAGTCTTACCTGGTTGTACCTCATTCTGCAATCTTAAGAAAGATTTATACAAACTTGCTTCCCCGGTTTTGGCGGGGCCGGGGGTGACCGATAGGGTGAACTCCCCGGTGAATGGCTTAATGCGGTGCCCTTTATACACCTGACCTAAGCCGCTTACGGGGGTTTGCACAGTATCCTCAAACTCGCCAACCATGCCCTGGATACTTTCCTCAGCCAGGGTGTAGTCACGGTGCACCCAGTTGCTGTTATCTGGATTGTTTTTCATGTGCTCAAGATCGGGCTTAATAAAGCCTAAGGAACCAAGAGATGCTGATAGCATGCTACCTCCAAATGTTAGGGGTCAAAACTAAATCATTATAGCATGCTGCAACAAAACGTGTTCAGCATCACCCTGCTATGGTTTGACACGGGGGCAGGATCATGTATAATTAAAGGCATCAGGTTGAAGATAAAGCCCAACCAAGAGTGTTGGGGCCTGAAGTCCAAGGAGGACACCATGACCAACATCACAACCTACCCCAACGGCATCACCGGTAAAGAATGGGTGCACCCCACCACTGGGGAAACCCGCATCTACCTCAACAACTGGCTGGAAGCCGTGGGGGTTGAACTCAGCTACTACGGCACCGGCAACATCTGCTACGCAGAGTTGGACGGCAAAAAAGTGAGCAACAACACGGGCAAGGCTTTGAAAGCGATGAAAGCCTGGATTGATGCCGATGGTGAGGTGCACGTGAAAATCAACGACCGCGCCCGCTTCTACATCAAAGAAGCTACACTGATCGAGCGGATTAAGGAGGCATTGAAGGAAGATAAGTAAAAGCGTTCTCTCCCCTCTTCTCGCATCGTAAAAAACACCCCCAAATATCAGGGGGTGTTTTTCTTATGCCTAAACTGTAGCAGTATTGCCCACCAGGGGGAATGTCGTTTAAGCCGCCTAGCGTGGCAATAGGTGGGGCAACTATCGAGAATGAACAATCACCCCAGCCCTGCCCCGTTAGGGGCTTACGCGGCAAACCAGGACGTGGGCTAAATCACAATCAGTTCGCCTTGCGCAGCGAGCGCTGGAAGTCCCAAGCGTTCGGCTTCTTCTCATCCTCAATCTCGCGCACCCGCAAATCCAAATCCGCCTGCGATTTACTGATCTGCTCCAAAAGTGCTTTGACCTCATCGGCGCTGTAGGCGGTTTTACCCGAAGGAAGATTCACGGTCACTGTGGCGCGTTTGTTGCCCACACGCTCCGACTCCGCAGCCGCATGCTCAGCCTCGGCACCAGATTGACGAAGCGCCAAACGCAAATCACGGATCGTGTCCTTATGTAAACGCAGCTCAGAATTGCGTTGTTGCTCCGTGACCTCGGCCAGGTGCTTCAACGCTTCCACGGTTTCTTTCGACGTGGCTTCCTGAATTTGCTTGTTAATACTTGCAAGCTCAACAAGCTTACTCAACTCGGATTTGCGCAGCTCACCAGCGGTTTTGTTGTACTCGCGTTCGTTCTGCAAATTTTGCAAACGTGAAGCGTAGTCGTTTTGCAATGCTTCCTGACGGCGCTGGAACTCCAGATTTAGGCGCTCCATGTCGGTTTTCATATTCTCAGCAATCGTGCCGAAAGCCGAGTTAATGATCTCGGAACCGACCTTAGCCCCGCCAGTAGCAGCGTCAACACCGTACCCATTCACGCCAGCAACAGCACCACCAGCCGCAGCAGCCCCACCAAGCAGCGTGGCCAAACCTAAGGACAATTTCTTACCAAGCGAAAGGCCCTTGAAAACCTTACCAGTCTCATCCTTATTGGCCTTGAGCGCATGAAACCCTGTGAAAATATCACCAATACTCTTAATCGCGGTCAGTGCCCCACCCACACCGGTAGCAATGTTACCAGTGTAGAACCCGAGGCCCGCCGATACCAGGCCGCCAAGCACACCCATCAAGCCGGAAGCGCCCTTCTGCAAACCCTGCAAACCCTTCTGCGCCCCAGACAAGCCAGGGGTATCCAAACCGTACAGTTTAGCCGCCTGCACCTGCAACTTTTGGGTGGATAGTTTCAGCAGCTCAGCAGCCTTAGCCTGGTTCAAGGTGGCCTCAGCTGCAGCAAAAGCCGCGTCCTTCGCCTGCATCATGGCAGTGTGTTGCTGAAGGGCATTCTCAGCTTGTACACGGCGAAGCTCCCACTCCGCAGCCCGAACCTGATTCGTGCGACGCTGCGCCTCACCAGCGACCGTGCCCCACGCCCCGGTGCCTTTCTCAATGTACCGATCAATAGCGAAACCGAATTGGTCGTACATTTGCTTGTTCGCATCAAGCCTTGCTTTGTCCAATGCCTCAAGCGCTTTCGCTTGATTCAGCATCCCGTTTGCGCGGGTTTGCGCAAGGTTAAACTCGGCATTCCTCAGGTTGATAGCAGCCTGCGATGCGGTAAACATCGCCTGGGTCAAATCATATTTGAGCTTCCGAACTTCCTTCCGTGTCTTCTGAACCGTGTCGTGGGCTTCCGAAACAACCCCCGCAACCAGGGCAAACGCCCCAATCATGGTGTTGAGTTCAGTTTGTGCCGCGGTGATAAGATCACGTACCGCTTGGATACGCGCCGCCATCACCGTGCGCTCCGCAACCTCAATCTGCTTCAGGGCGTCACCGTTTTGCTTACGAACCTTAGCAAGCTTATCCTCGGCCTTGTTCAAAGCCTCAAGCTTTTTCTTCTGTTCCTCAGCATTCTTATTATCGGATTTATCAATCGAAGCCGCAGCATCCTCACGTGCCCTAGCCAGACGCTTCTCCGCATCCGCAATCTTCTCAGCCTTGTTCTTAGCTTTTGAGGATCGTGCACGGGCAAGTGCTGTTTCAGCATCCTGAATCTTCCTGGCCGACGCGGTGGAGACTTTCGCGCCCTTCGCTTCGGCTTCCTGATATTCCTTGCGGGCTTTCTCAACCTCTTCTAAGGCTTCCTTCTCCGCCTTCGTGTTATCCACAACCTGGCGCCGGGTTTCCGCCAAACCCTGCTCAGCATCCTGAACAATTTGCGCGGACCCCAGGAAGTCGCCTTCGTAGTCGGCGCGGCGTTCCTCCCACTGCGAGCCGATGCGCTCAACAATGGGCTCCATTTTCGTGACCAAACTATCAATCGAGTTAGCCAAATGGTCAAGGCCCAAGAACTCTTGGTGGGTCAGGACACGCTCCGGCTTACCGGACAGGTTCACCGCCATACCACCAGACGGCAACCAGCCACCATTATCATACAAGCCGGTGCCCTTGACCAGGGATAACGCCCTGTCCATTTTGGTCGCGTACCGTGTGGGGAAAGCGGACACCTGAACACCCTGCGCCACAGCACCCGGGGCCATGGATTCCCACCCCGGGAACTTCGATAGCATGGCCTTATAGAACAAGCCAGCGGATTTGTAGGGGTCCATGCGCTCGGCAAGGGTACCCCACCCGGCTTGGCGTTGCTGGAACAGCCCCACGGAATCATGATCCGACCCCACAGCATCGTGACGGAACGCCAACGACCCCGGGACCTTAGCGTTTGCAAACATTTTCAGGGGGTCGCCAGACTCCACCAAAGCGGTAGCAACACCAATCATCGCACCCTTAGAAGAAAGTGAGAAGTCCTTAGCGCGCCGGGAAATTTCGTGAACGAAATAATCATGGCCCCAACCACTATGCTTCTTCCCCTCCTGGCCATACGGCACGTCTTTATCAGGGTCAAGCGTTAGCGGATCACCCAATTCTTTGGGTCCAGCAACCCCACTACCCGTGTACTCGTTGCCACTACCAGTAAGCGCAGTGCCCTTCTTAGTTTCCTGTAAGCCATAAAACTTCGCCAAAGCCTTATGCAGCTCAGCAGCCGACCCCCAGCCGGGGGTACCCGAACCCGTGGAATCCCCACTACGGGTAGTTGCGACACCCGAATCCAGGGTGAACCCACCACTATCGGGGCTATAGGTGATGCCATCAATCTTGCCCGGTAGGCCGTCGAAACGGTCTAGGGTTTCCTCGAACTTTTCAGCAGAATACTGTGGACCGCCACCACGCAACCTAATAAACATTGCATCAGTGAACTGGGACAGGTTAGCGCCGGCCATGCCCCCCAGTTGGCCATTACCCCGCTGGCCACCCATTTCAACAAACACACTACCGGAACCATAGTCGATTTTACCAACAGTGTGCCCACCCCACGGGCCACCATTGAACCACCACATGGTGAACGTGTTAGCGCCACCAACACCCCTGTGGAAACCATGAGAAGCGCCCCAGTCGCCCTGATTCCCGGTAGCAAACTTCCGGGGGAATGGGTTTATGCCAGCAGCCAGGGCGGCGAAAGCGCTCATCGCGCCGGAACAGTCGCCCCAGTTCGAACCGCCCCACACATACGGTGCCCCCTCAAGCGGGCGGGAAGCCTGATAGCCCTTCACAGAATAGCCCTGGGCAAACCTTACCAGGTCACGGCCGGTAACACCACCCTCGGCAAACTTTTGGCCCCCATAAATATTCCCGGTGTAAGTAGGTTGCACAGGCATACCGGTTGCCTTATCCTGCAAACGCATGCCAAAAATATCAGCAACCCTGCTAAGGATAGCGGTAGACCGTGCCCGCTTAGCCGGGGCCAACGGAATATACGCCTCACCACCGGTTTCCGGCTCAGCCCACACACGCCACTCCCCGGGTGCCGCAATCGTCGCAGTGTGATTCTCGCCACCCTTAGCAAAAGCCAAACCACCACGGGCATAGCCCACGATACCCCCATTAGCGTGACGCGAACCCTCAGTGTTGATACTAAACGCTGAAGATGCTACACTGGAAACTTTGTCCTGGATAGCGGAAACCTTCTCATCCAGCCAGTTCATGACCTTAGCGAAGCCCTCACGCAGGCCATTAAGTAAACCGGTGAAAATATTGATACCCGCGTTGACCAGCCAGGCGCCCGCTTTAGCGAAGAAATTCTTAAGCTTATCCGGGAACTCGGAAGCAAACTTCAGGCCCTTGCTAATCATCTCCGCAAGGTGGGTAAGAAACTGGTTCTTCCAGCCCGTGACCGTGATAATCACCTTGGCAACACCAGCGTGGAAGCCCTGAACAATATCCCCCCACATGTTCTTAATCTTATTCACAGCCGCATCTTTGAACGCCCCCAGTTTGCCCTTCACGTTCTCCGCAAAATCGTTAAACCGGTTCTTAATGTTCTCCCCGGCCTCGCCCCAAATGTCCTTAATGTGATCCCACATGCGGCCAAACGCTTTGGGCACGTCCTCCCAATTGCCTGTGACAATATCCACTAGGGCGACGAAGAAGCCGGAAAACACTTCTTTCACGGTGTCGATGCTGGCACTGAAAATGTCCTTAACATTTTCCCAGCCTTTACTGATAGCATCACCGATGATGTCCTTGAACACACCAGCCCCGGTTTTGAGGTTTTCCCAACCCTCGCTCAGCCACGTACCAACATTGCCCGCGAAGTCTTTCACAGGCCCCGCCAATTCGCTAAAAGTGCTGGTCACCTTATCTTTCAGTGAGGACAAGCCTTCAGTTGCTGCCTGCCATTTCTCACTAAACCACTGCCCAATATTGGCCAAGCCTTCCTTGACGCCTTCCCAAGCATTCTTAAGAAAGTCTGTGAACTCACCCCAAAGGCGTTTACCGGTTTCGGTTTGGGTGAAAAAATACACCAGGCCAGCAACCACCGCGGCGATAGCCAACCCCAATGCAATAAATGGGTTCATGGCCATGACCGCGTTCAACCCTGTGAAACTGCCCGTCAATCCCAGGTTAGCGGCTGTGGCAGCCAAGGTTCCTGCCCGCTGTGCGGCTAGCAGGGCAGGCATCGCCTGAAGTAAAACCATGAAATTCCTGATAGCGCCAACAGCCCACACCCCGGCCTGAACCGCTTTCAGCATGGTGTAAGCACCAATCCCCCCGCCAATCATGGCGGCGATAGTGCCCACAAGCTCATTATGCTGGCGAATCCACTCAACCGTTTTAGAGAAAGCTTCGGCAACGCTACCAACAGATTTTCCTAATTGATCCATCCACACCTCAAGATGTGGGGCGATCACCTCATAGATGCGCAATTTAGCGTCTGACAAGGCATTATCCCAGCGCTCCATGGCGCCATTCAACCCGCCAAGCTTAGCGCCCGCAGTCTCGCCAGCGGTACCGACGGCATCCATTTTTCCGCGCAGGTTATCAAACGCCTCAACACCACTACTAGCCGCGGTGGTGGCGAACGACACCGCTTCGCGTCCGAACGCGGTTGATGCTTCGGCGAGGAATGCTGATTCACCCATGCGTTCTTGCGCATCATGCAACTGGATTGTGATTTCTCTCAGCCCAACAAACTTACCATCGGCGTCAAATGCCTGGATACCCATGTTTTCTAGGGCTTTTGCGGCTTGCTTAGAAGGTGATGTAAGAGACAATAAGGCTGAGCGCATGGCGGTACCGGCCATGGTGCCCTTCACGCCCTGGTTAGCGAACAAGCCAATATATGTGTTAGTGTCTTCTAAGGAAACGCCAAGGGTTGCAGCGGTTGGGGCGGCCATCTTCAGGGCCTCACCCAGATCAGTCACAGTCGTTGCCGTATTGTTTGCGGTGTTTGCAAGAACATCCGCAACCCGGGTGGCCTGATCCGCCGCCAAGTGGAAACTGTTCAGGGCTGCGACCTGCAAATCCGCAGCGTCACCAGCACTGATCTGGGCAGCCCCGGCAAGCTGAATCGAACCCTTAGCCGCATCCATAGCCTGTGAAACATCCATGCCGCCCTTAGCCAAGGCAAGCATAGCGTCAGCCGCTGATGCTGCGGAAGTACCAGCCAGGGACTCGTCATTGCCCAAATCCTTAGCGTGTTGCTTCACCTTCGCCAACTGCTCCGCAGTCGAACCAGTCACGGCACCAAGCGACCCAAGCACACCATCGAACTCGCGGCCTTCCTTAATGGCCTCGCTCAGGAAACCCACACCCCCAGCAAGCCCAAGCCCCGCCGCAAGCAGCCCAGAAACCTTCCCCAACTGGCCAAACAAACCCGCGCCCTGGCCTGCAACACTGTCAAACGTGGCCCCCAAGGATTGCATTTTTGCGGAACCGGTATCGGAAGCGTCAGCCATACGGCGCTGCGCCGCTGTCACATTATCGGCAGCATCACTAGCTCTACCCCGGGCATTAGAAAGCGCAGTCTCCGCACCCTCAAGCGCACTCACCGACCCCAATTGTTGCTGCCTAGCAGCGGAAACCTTCGCTTCCGCCTGGGCAATTTTCGCATCCTGGTTAGCCCTAGCCGCCTCAAGTTTACGCTCCGCAGACTCCAACTGCTCCGTAGTAGCGGTACTGCTTTCCCTCAGGGTTTGCAGCTTCGACTCCGCATCCTGAACCTTAGCATTCTGTGAGACACGCACCGACTCCAGGTTCTTCTCCGCAGCCTCAAGCCTCTTCGTGCTCGTCTCAACCTTCGCCTGCGCTTGCTCAGTTTTTTGCATAGCCTGGTTGACTTTTTCCTGGGCTTGTGCCTCACGACGTTTCGCCTGCTCAAACGCCTTCGCCGACCCGTCAATACCAAGGGTGAGCTCGGTCTGAATCTTCTTCCCCGCCTTCGTAGCAGCACTATTCACAGGGTCCTCTAGATGCTTTTTGATAGCCGCATTCATGCCCCGCAACGACACCGTGATCGGTAGAGAAGCATAGCCGATAGCTGACATGGTAACCTCACTAATGATAAT